ATAATATACGTTATACAAACTATTTTCTATTGGGGTTAATAATAAAGAACTAATTTCATTACCAAAGTTTAAGCTATAATTAGTTGAACCTATTAAAGTATCTTGGCCAAAGCAATTATAAGTAGTTACATTAGTTGTAGTTGTATCGTATTTTAAATAGAAATTACAAGTTTGTAATGTGTTATAATCGTAAAGTATTACAGGTTTAGTTTGATAGTTTTTAAAATCTTGTTTTAACGCATATCCAACCTGCAGGTTTTGCCCTGTTATTTTATTAAATAGTAAATTTTCAAAAGGCAATGATACACCATATTCGCCTCCATCAGAATCTAAATCAGCTAATAAATCACCATACTGTGTTCCATTATTTGAAGCGAATGCCACGTTCATTAATGATTCAGACTTTTCATATTTAAAATTAATCTTCTTATATGATTGTAGCCTATCAATACTTACATCATCACTTAAAACATATTGCGTAATATCTTGTATATCCCCATCAGCATACCAAGATTCTAATTCTTGTATTTGGTAAACGTTTTGCTCATAACTAATACAAGTCAAATTAAACATTTTTAAAATACCACTAAAGAAATCTTCTACTTTAATATCTGGCATAAATGAAGATATATTTACAAGTCCTGAAGTAGTTGTTGATGCTTTGCTTGCAGTACCGTTATTAAAACCAGTTACTGCTACCGTTAAAGCATTTGAAAATGTTAAAGGTGCTTCTGATTGTAAATAAAATTCATAACTACCAACGTTTGTTGGTAAATCAGAAGTAAAATTTAAAAGCGTAAAAGAATTAGTTGCAGTGTTTTTATTTGGAACAGGAAAAGTAGTTACTAAAGAACCATTTTTATAAAGCAATATAGAATAATCAATTCCAGTTGTAGCTGCAGTAATACTCAATTGAACAAATGTATTAGCAAAAGTAGAAGGTTGATTGTATGTTAATGTGCCACCTAAAAACCATCTGCTTCCTACAGGGAATCCTGAACTTGTAGAAAATTCTACTTTAGTCAATCCGCTTTTAGGCACAAATGTTTCTGCATTCTTTAACCAAAGAAAAGCGTTTGTAAACCTATTATCAGTTAAAAAGTCACCTTGAAATGTAATATTATAATCGTTTTCAATAGTTTCAAATACTTTGCTTAAACGTAAAGCAGGAAATAATTCACTTGTTAGTATAGCACCACCTGAAGTAGTTATGTTATCAGTCGTACCTGTTTCACTCCAAACTCTATTTGAACTAATCAAAGGGAATTTAACATCGTTAGTTATTCCACCACTAACTATGTCAACTACATCGCCACCAGTATAAGTGAAGTTATAATCACTAAAGTCTAAATCAAACAATTTCTTTTCAGCAAAGGTATCTTTTAAAGAAACTAAACTTCCAAAAAAAGTAATTGTATAATCTTGTGGTACGCCATTTTTGATATTAGCTTTTTCTAATTGAATTTTACCTTTTCTAAATGGTACAGTATCTAATTCAATGTAGGCATCTTTTCTTTTTCTTGCATCAAAACCACCATCAATAGAATTATTGTACCAATGTGAAAAAATGGCATTGTTTCTATCGTTAGCAGGTACTGTAAAAGATTGACTAAAATCCGTTCTTACTTTTGAAATATCACTAACGTCTTGAACTGAAGATGTAATAGAAATTTTTTCATCATCAAACAATTCAACACGTTTAGCAATTCCGCCTATATAAATATATAATCCTACTGTTACCATTAAATAACGTTATTAATTAGGTTAAATGCGTAATCAAATTCTATTTCGTAATTGATATTTCTATCCATTAATGAAGTTTTTAATGTGGTTGCTTGTGTTTTTACTTCAACTGGTTTGCCGTCTAATAAAACGGTTTCACTTAATAACAAATCTTGTATTAAATCAGAATAGTTTTCAGGAACAAACCCAGAACTTAATTTTACAGTTTGCTTACCATTAATGTTAAATGACTTACTTTGTCCTTTAGATACGTTGTAGTTAATTGAATCTTGAAGTAAGTTGTAGTTACTGCCTTGTACATTTATATTGTCTGTACGGCTCTTAAAAAAGGTTAAAAATTGCCAACCACCAAAGCGGTTAATATAAGAACAAATTACTGGCGAGTATTTAGGTTCACAAATAGGTATAACTCTATACTGAAAAATAGTTTCATTATAAGTAATAGTTAGTGTGTTGCCTTTATTGTATTTTACGCTTGTAGTTGTTAATGGTATTTTAAGCATTCCTTTGGTTTCTGTGTAACCAACTACCAATTCATTTCTGCCTCTTAAATCCTTATAAGTAGCAGTTATAACGTCGCCACCTGCAGGGTTAATTAATACGTTAACATATGGAATTGATTTTGTAATGTCATATCTAATTTCTTTTGTATTGTCTGACAAAAGCATAAAAGTATCTGAAGCATTAGTGTAATTATAACCATCAGTAAATAAAGTATATCCGTTAGTTCCTAAATATGTGGTAGTATCTAACAAAGTATAAGAACCTACTGAAGTTTCTTTAAAGCGTTTAACTTGCACGTTTGCCCACATTGTTGTTGAATCAGTTTCTCCTGCAGCGTAAACAGGCGCAACATTGTCTATATATTCTTTTACAAAGTTACTGATATTATAAACGTTTTCAGTTTGTGTTGAACTTGCAATAGATTTACTAAAAGTATATGTAGCAGGTGTAGGCACTGAACCAGTTCCATTCCATATTCTTAATTCTATTTTAGAACCTACTTGCCCTGATTCATTTACTGTTATAAAGTACGGGCTTCTTGTGTATATTATCATTTTATATCTTTTAAATTATAGTCTATCATTGTATCTATATCTTGGCCAAAAGCTTTAATTAAATCAGCGCCTATGTATTTCTTGTAAGCTTCTTCAAATGGTTTTGTAAAAAATAAACTTGGTTTAATTCCCCTTGCCCAAATGTTTCTAGCCAGTATTATTCCTATTGTTTTGTAGCTACCTTCTTTAAATTTACCTTTGTCATCCCTTAACCTTAAATTTTTACTTTTTGCCCAATCAGCCAAAGGTTTAGAAGGCGGCCTTAAGTTTTTAAAACTATACGGGCTATCAGGTGCTTGTTGCCCTGTTATTTTTGAATTAGGTGAAACTTGTGTTGGGTCTGCACCCTTAACACCCTTGTCAACAAATTGGCCGTAATTATCCATTGAAAACCCTATAATAGAATAACTACCTTCTGTAATAACTTCCCCTTTTAAGCTATTGTATAAAGTTTTAGAATTATTCTTTTTGCTTTTAGATAGATTGCTTCTTGATTGCTGAATAACATAATCTTTAAAGCGGTTTAATATAATATTTACTTCTTTTAATTCCATTAGCAAATAGTCATATCATTTTGTGCAACCACATTAAAAGTTACCGTTACACCTGCTACCTTGTTTTCAAACCTGTCAACAAAGTATTCTATATTTGCACCATCTTGTAATTGAAAACCATCGTCATACAAATCACCACGTCTTAGCATTTCAAGTAAACGTATTGCAACCATTTGCTGGGTGTTTAATACATCTTGCTCGTTGTCATTACCTATAAATATATCAGTAGTAGCTTCTTTAGACTCATCTACAATATCCATACATAAAACAGAAATACTGTAGTTAAAAGTATTACCGTTGTAAGCAGCTGAATTAATCATTATATGTGACAATGGAAATATAGTTTGTTTATTTAAATCAACTTTAAATATATCGCCTATTGTAATAGTATTAACAAAAGCATCAGCATCTAACTGTTCTTTAATTGCTTTGCTTATTTGGTAAAATCCTTTCATTATTTTTTATTTAACTACGTTTATTTATAAGTTTCATTTCTATTTCTGTTTTTTCCTTTTCAAATGTTAACCAAGTTAAACTTTGGGTGATTGGTAGTTTGGAAACTTCATCAAATCTTCTAACATTTCCTTGAGCAAGAGCATAGATACTTGAGTACCATCCCCAACGTTTTCCAAATTGTGCTTGTTCAGAATATTCTGCAGCTCCTGATTCTCCTCCAAATAGTTTATCGTACTTTTCAACAAGTCGTTGCCTAAAGTGTAAAAAAAAACCATAGCCCCTAACACTACGTCTAATGGTGCGTGTCGCATTACATCAGCATACGTTACAGAACCTTTGTATTCTTCTATTTGGTATTTGTTTCCTAACTTATTTGTAATAGGCCTATATAATACCGCCATAGCATTGTGCATTGTATCCCAATCAGTAATGTAATTATCTAAATCCATATACTCGCCAGTTGTCATATCATCAAGGTTAGGTATAAACCCAAACTCTACGCCTCCCATTTTAAAGCGTTGTATAAATGCGTTGTCCTTTGTAAATAGTTTATTAATGTTAGCAGTAATTTCAGCAACGTCTTTATACTTAATTTGTGCTACATCTTTTAAATCTATACCACAAAATAGCTGAACCATTTTTTGCTGCAAAAATTCTCCTTCTTCATTGTCTTTTGCTATAGATAAAAACTTTTGGTACTGCACCAGCTTTATATCATTTAGCGTTGTTGGTATTGTTAATTCTATTTTCATTTGTTTTGTTTTAGTTATTAATAAATGTTTTTGGTTATTGTATTAAGCACAAAAAAGGCAGCCATTTCTGACTACCTCTTTAACCAACATATTTAAAACCTAATTAATCTTCATCTGCCATTTCACAATTAGTATCACAATATGATTTGTGACAAGATTCACCGCAATACCTGCACTCGTTTTCAGGTTGTTCGTTTGGGTTTAAAAAATCATACCATTCCATAATATTAGTTTTTAAAAGTTTCTTCAATTGCTATTCTACCTATTAAAGAATTTACTACATAAGTAAATAAATTATCTTGCTCTTCTTTTGTTGCTTTAAAGAACTCTTGTTTAAAATCAACATTGTCATTTAAAAAGTTATTAAAAGAGTTTAATAAAAATTCTTGATTGTTGTAGATGTTATTAGTTACAGTTTCAAAGTTGTTTTTTAAAGTTTCCATAATTTGTGTTTTTGTTTGTTTTAACTTGTACAAATATACAAAGGTTATTAACAATACAAAACTATTTTAAAACTTTAACATTTCTTTAACTTTTGTTTAACGTTTAAGGTAATAGCCTTAATAAAATTAAATTACTTAAGGTTATACCCTTAAATATTGTTCAGCTACTTTATACATAGCCTGCATCTTTTTTATTTCGCCTATATTACGCGGCAAGTTAATTACTACTTCAACACCTTTAACGTGGTGGATATAACATTGTATAACTGCTATAATATTTCCGTATGTCATTGTCTATTTGCTTTGCAAATTAATAAACGTAATAAGTACCCTTGTTTGGGTTTTCTAATTGTGAAGTAATTGCATAACGCATAGCATCAATAGCGTGGTTGTATGCGTCTATAGGTTTGTTTAACTTATTACCCTGTTTGTCAGTCATCCAAATGTAGTTTCTTAATTCATTAATTAAGTTCTTGCTTCTTGATGTTACATAAACTTTATTTTGGTTAATTAAATTAAGGCCATATACGATGCTATCTCTACCTTTGCTAACTGGTAACACATTGTGACCATAACTATTTAACTCAGCTATTGATTTAGGCTCAGCACTATCAGCATAAACTATATCTTCAACGTTATTTGTTTTAAGTAAGTCGCTAATGTCTGAATTTAGCAATCCTTTTTGGTATATTAGTTCGTCAAATATGTAAGCATCATTGTATTTGTACATTGCTATTAAAGAAGTTGGATCATTGCTATAACCCCAGTCCATTCCATAACAAAGTAAACGTGCTTCAGTAGGTAAGTTTATTTCTTGCCAATCAGGAATACATACACCCTCTAAAGAACCTGTTAACCCCAATCCATATACCTGCCACCAGTTAGCCCAATAAGCTGAAGTTAATGCCTTAACCTTTGCTGATTCTATTTCCTTTACAATAGTGTCAGCTAATGCTTCGTTATCTAAATAGGTCAACGTAATAAAATCTACATCATCTTGCGTTATGATTTCTCTATCAACCCAAAATAAACTTGATGGATTATAATCTAACCATATTTCGCCTGATGTACGAATAGCTAATTGATAATATGAATCAAAATCTACATTGTTACACTCGTTAACATATAAAATGTTTCTTCTTGCACCACGTAATTTATCAGGCTGGTCTACAGAAAAGAATTCAATATAACTTCCATTGCCAAATGTATATTTTAAAGTAGACTTGTTAAATTGGTTATCATTGTACCTACCTAAAGCCATCATTATTTTTAAGAAGTCTTTTAATGCAC